CTACAGTATATGATCAGGTTCTTGGTAAAAACGCTAAACGTCCATTCTTACACGTACGTTACAGAGCTTCTGAGACAGAAGACAGACGTTACAAGACTTGGATCACAGGTTCTGCAGGTGGAGCACAAAACTCTAGCTTAGATGCAATGGAGGTTCACTTCTTATCTGAAAGAGCTTTATGTACATTAGGAGCTAATAACTTCTTCTTGTTCACAAACTAGAATACCTTAATAGGGGATGCGGTGATTATCACCGCATTCTCTTATTTTAATAAATTAAATCACATCAAATGAAAAATCAAGCAGTACCAGTAGATAAGATCTACATTTTAAAGGGAGACTCAACTCCACTTACTTACATGTTGTCATCAAGAAATACACGTAGATCACCTCTACTTCACTTCGATGGAACATCAAACAGGGCATTACGATATGCCGTAAATCAAAAATCACCATTCGAAGAAGAACAAGATGGAAACTCTATATTAGAGCCAATTGTATTTGTTGATGGGGCACTAATTGTTTCTAAAACAAATCCAGTTCTACAATATTTTTTATCTTTGCATCCAGGATATGGAGATGTCTTTGAGGAAGTTAATAATGAGAAGAATGCCGCAAGTGATATCGAATACTTTAATGCAGAACTAGACGCTCAGATAGCAGCTAGAGACTTAAATGTTGAGATGCTAGAGGCAGTAGCTAGAGTTTTATTAGGGGCAAACATCGAGAAGACGTCTACAGCGGAACTTAAGAGAGATGTGTTTGTTTATGCTAAGTCATATCCAACAGACTTCTTGAATATGCTTAACGATCCTATGTTGAAGCTACAGAACACCTGCGCTAAGTTCTTTGAGTATAATATAATCGTTATGAAGAATAAGGATAGAGATATTTACTTTAACTTGCCACAGAATAAAAAGAAGATTCTAACCGTCCCATATGGGGAGGATAAAAATTATATACTGGCATCATACCTTCAGACAGACGAAGGGATTGAGGTCCTCAAGTTATTAGAAAATCACATCAAGTAATTGAAATTAAAACACTCCAAAATAAGGGGTGTTTTTTTTTGTTATCTTTGTAAAAAGTTTTTAATAATGATAGACTCAGTAAGAAGTACTGTGCTGTCTGCTGTAAACAAGAGTAACTTTGGATATATAACTCCAGACGACTTTAATTTATTTGCTAAGCAGGCACAGATAGATATATTTGAAGATTATTTTTACCAGTACAACACCTGGATAAATAAGATGAACAATAGACAGTCTGGGACTGGATATGCGGACATGATTAAACTTGTTGAGGAGGTTATAGATAGCCTATCTTCAACAGCTACGCTTGACTACGATACGGATAAATTCGAACTTCCTGTAGACTACTACTACGTTAACACAATAAGATATGGCTCAAAGGAGATAGACAGAGTATCTCATGATAAGGTATTAAATCTACTTTCATCTAATCTAACATCTCCATCTATACTATATCCAGCATATACCCAGGAGGGAAACTATATTACAGTGTACCCAGATACGATTATAGATAATATTAAGTCTCAATACATAAGGGTTCCTAAGGATCCAAAGTGGACATACATAATGGTAAATGGATCTCCAGTGTTTAATCAGAACAGTGACTACCAAGATTTTGAACTTCCAGTTACAGATGAACCACTTATAGTAGCTAAGATACTTAAGTATGCTGGTCTATCTATAAGAGAGGCAGACGTTTACCAGTTTGGTAATGTTGAGCAGACTAATAATAAACAAACACAAGGATAATAATGGCATACTTAACTGGCTATCAGTACTATGAAAATTCTGGAGAAAATCCAGAGGGAGAGAACTGGGGTTCTTACCAGTACCTATCACTAGAAGATATCGTGAATAACTTTATGTTAATGTATGTTGGTAACGATAAGTTAATAAATAATGTTTCAAGATATAATGTACTGTTTCATGCGAAGAGAGGAATACAAGAGATAAATTATGACGCTCTTAAGGAGATAAAGGTTCTTGAGATAAGCATATGTGACGACCTTAAGTTTGTACTTCCAAACAACTATGTAAACTATGTAAGAATATCTTTATACAAGGATGGAATACTTCGTCCGCTTACAGAGAATATACAGACAAACTACAGTAACAGTTATTTACAGGACAATACCTGTAGAGTTTTATTTGATCAAGATGGAGATGTGCTTGAGGGAACATCTATCGTGGATAGTGACAGAATAACTAACCAGCAGAAGACTATGTATCCTGGAGCTGGACCGTTTAGCGGAAGAGAAGGATTCAACTATAATGGAATGTGGTACTTTGACTATCCAGTTGGAGCTAGGTTTGGTATGAATACTGAGACAGCAAACATTAATCCTACATATAGAATAGATAAACAGTCTGGAGTTATAAACTTTGGATCTGGAATGGCTGGAGAGTTATGTATACTTGAGTACGTATCAGATGGTATGGAGAATGGTGATGACTCTAAGGTAAGCGTGAATAAGATGGCTGAAGAGTTTATGTATGCGTACATTAAATATATGATACTTAACTCTAAGTTTGGTGTTCAGGAGTACGTTGTACAGAGAGCTAAAAAGGAGAAGACAGCTATACTAAGAAACACAAGAATAAGACTTGGAAACATTCACCCAGGAAGATTATTTATGAATATGAGGGGTAAAGATAAATGGATTAAATAGGTATGGCAGATGCACTAAACACAGCTGAGGCATTATTCTATGCTGGAAGAATGAATAAGGACCTTGACGAAAGATTTATTCCACCTGGAGAGTACATAGACGCGCTAAATATAAGAATTGGATCTACTGAACTAGGAGGGTCAACTAACTCTGATCTTGGTAGTATTGGAGCCATAGAGAACTCAAAAGGAAACACATTACTTACTAATCTTAAGTATATTAGTTATAATGATGCTAAATGTATTGGAGCATATGAAGACGGATCAAATGAGACTATATACTGGTTTGTTACATCTGTTGATGCTGATATTCTTGTTTCATATAATGTAAATTATAGTTCTGTTACATATCACCTAGTGTCTTTGTCATCAAACCCTATACTTAAATTTGATGATAAATACCTTATAAATGGCATAAATAAGATCGATGACTTATTATTTTGGACGGATAACTTAAATCCGCCAAGAAGGATAAACGTAACAAAGACTTATACAACATTTGATGAGAGTGACATATCTGTCATAGTTGCACCTCCAGTTAGTTCACCTTTAGTTTCTTTATATAATTCTTCAGGTGAGGAGAACTACATACTGGATAAGTTTATTTCATTCTCGTACAGGTATAAGTATGATAATGGAGAGTATAGTGCACTGTCTCAGTTTGCAGATATAGCATTTGAACCAGGTCAGTTTGAGTTGGACTATACTAGTTTTGAGAATATAGGTATGACAAACTTGTTTAACTCAGTACTTGTAAAATTTAATACTGGTCCTAAACAGGTTGTTGGAGTTGATATATGCTTTAAGTTATCTGACTCAACTATTGTAAATGTTGTAGAGAAATTTAATAAATACAAACAAGGATGGTCTGATGAAACAACAGAGAGTCTAGTATTTACAAACAGAAAGATATACACAACCCTTGCAGAAAGTGAATTATTAAGACTATACGATAATGTTCCTAGAATAGCAAAGGCTCAGACATCTATAGGAAATAGAATAATGTACGCTAACTATGTGGACGGATATGACGTAGGACAAGTAGATTACTCATTAGAGGTTATAAATAAAACTCAAGAGGACAATAGTTTACCAGTTACGTATACATCAGGAATTGGTTATACAATAGATCCTACGTCACCAGAGTCTATACTTAATTCAAATATAAATATAGACTTTACAGGTAAAAGTTTAAAAAAAGATTTTGTACTAGCAATAGAGTTTAATATAGTAAGTAACTCATACTCTGGAGATATACACTTTGATAATCCTCCAGACTCTCCAGGACCTGGAACTTCAAATAATTTTTCGTATACATTTTCTTTTTTATTAGAGAAAGACTACAATTCTGTTTATGAATTAGCAACAAGTGAGGAGTTTATAAACGCTGTGTCTACACATAAGCCATATGCCGATGCTAGTAAAGGAAGTTCTCTTACAGATGAGTTTAACAATGATAAGGTTGCAAAACCAGATGATGGTACATACGGTGAATGGGCCGATATAGATAGTGGAATAACTTCTACAAATGGATCGTTTCTAATAAATGCATTTGCAGGAAGCGACATACTTGGGATACAGTGTCCTGCTGTTAAGTTTAGTACAGAGTTTCCAGCAGAATCTGGAATTTTTCTATATGGATACCAGTACTTTGCGAATTCAATTACAGATGTATACTTTAATAAGTTAGGTGCTAAGAAGAGTCTACATAGTAACAGAGATTATGAGGTTGCTATAGTTTATATGGACGATTATCTAAGGAGTTCTACAGCACTTGTTGATACTGAAAATACTATTTTTATAGATCCTGAATATTCAAAAACATCAAATAATATTAGGGTTACGCTAAATAGTTTTCCTCCAGTGTGGGCTACAAAGTATAAATTTGTTTTAAAGCAGTCTGTATCTTCTTACGAGACTATATATACAAATCTGTTCTTTAAGGATAACTCAAATAACACATGGTTTAAATTAGAGGGTGAAAATAGACAGAAGGTTGCTGAAAATCAGACGCTTATAGTAAAGCAAGACACGGTTGGTACTGTTTCTAACTTAGTAGAGACAACAGTTCTAGAACTTGTTTCTCAGCCTGAAGATTTCATTTTGAATAATAAAAATGAAAACGATGAAAATATAATAGAGCCAGCAGGTCTATACATGAAACTTAGACCATCTAACTTTACAGCAGAGTATGATCCTAATTCATTTAGATATAATGGATCTATAAATAAACCATATTTTGTTGAATATTATTTTGATGAGTTAAACCCTAATTTTATAGCAAACGATCCAGACACTCCAATAGGACCAACAAACAGACAGTATAGACCTTTTAAAGTTCCAATTGGCAGTAAGATAATATTTAAGGTTAGCATGTACAGGAATAGAAGAGGTCCAAAATGTGAGAGTTATACTTATGACTATAGTAAAACATTCGTGTCAGGAAATGATTATGCCAATATGTTTTTGTGGTTTAATGCTGAGGGTCCTAACTTAGACGATGGAAAGCAAGGGGGAGGAGAGGGTGCTATAACTAATGATATAAAAACCTCATTTTTAGGATGGAACGAACCGTTTTACAGTGGAACTTTTATAAATCAATTTTTCTTTCAGGCTGAGAATGCAGCTACTGATACATATATAATAGATCCTCCACAGGGCAGGCTTAGATTTGTAGCTGTAATAGGATATCCTGAATGTAATGGTGTCGACTTTAGATATCCTTATGTTACTGTAGATGTAGTTGTACAGACAGGTTCTGGTGCACTTATATTTGAGACAAAGCCTGAACCATCAAACGGTGAGATATACTATGAGAATAGTCAGAGCTTTGATATAGTCAAGGTTGACGACTCTCTATATCACAATGGGAACATTCAGAATCAGACAAGTACTAGACCTGCTGTAATTGATCTTGATTTCTTCAACTGCTTTACATTTGGTAATGGAGTTGAGAGCTATAAGATAAATGATGCTCTAACAGGTGCTCCATTCTATTTAGGTAGCAGGGTTACTGCTGTTTCGCAGGAGGACTTTAAGGAGGCACACAGATACGCTGGAATTACATATAGTGGTGTATATAATGCAGAGACAAACATAAATAAACTAAACGAGTTTAACCTAGCGCTTGTTAACTGGAAGGACTGCGAGATGTCGTTCGGTCCAATTAATGTGTTACACGCAAGGCAGACAGATGTGCTTGTTCTACAAGAGGATAAGATATCTAATGTTTTAGTTGGTAAGAACTTATTATCTGATGCTGCTGGCGGAGGAGCCATAACAGCTACTCCAGAGGTTCTTGGAACTCAGATAGCTAGGATAGAGGAGTACGGAATAAGTAGCAATCCAGAGAGCTTTGTTGTGTACGGTTATGACTCGTACTTTACAGACACCAAAAGAAATGTTGTTCTTAATCTAAAGGGTGAGAACTTACTTACTATATCTAACACTGGAATGAGCAGCTGGTTTAGAAACCAGTTTAAGGACAGGGTTAATTATCAAAACATTGGAGGATACGACCCATATATGAAGGAGTACGTGTTATCTCTTAATGAAAATCAGTTACCATTAGAACCTATAATATATAACTGTGGAACAACTGTATCACAGTATAAGTTTATTGGAACGTATACGTTTGATGTTGAGCTTGGTAGTGTAATAGGTGATGTAGTCATTGATTATGATTTCTCAGAGGGAGCTGCTGATATGTTAGTGTCATATGATGGTAGCAATGTTATAAATGAAGTTATTACTGGAAGTGGATCTAATTCATTCTACAAGTCTTCTATAAAACCTACAACTATAACAGTTACAATTAGCACAGAAGAACCTACTAGCTATGATCTAACTATAAACTGTCCAGAGACTCAGGAGGTAACAGTTGTAAGGGTTGTATTAAACTCTGTTGATAGCTTAGGAGAGACAATACATAATAAGTATAACTGGAAATTAGATTCTATTTCTAGTGCTTATAGTACAGACTTTATAACAATGGAGGCTGATGGAGTTTCGCTATATGACTCCGACACTGGAATGTCATCACAGGGACTTATTCCTGCATTTGGAAGTACAGTTAAGATGAGTTCTAATAAACTTACAGACGACACGTTTGTGTTTGATAACAATAAATTTAAGTATCTAGTATCTGATACTTTATATACAGAGGCTGAGATTGGTTTATTAAGAGCAGAGCTTTTAAGCGCAGGAGATGTTACAAGCCCTTCCACTGGAAACTACGAGACTAGTTTTGTGTATGAGAATCCGTATGGATATCAGTATTTATATCTGGTATGGGATTATTCAATAAGCAGAGCTATAAATCTGTGTTATGATGAGATATCATTTATTGAAGCATGTGACTGTACTCTACCAGATTATGAACTAGCAGATTACTCAGCAACAGATTATTCAGTAACAATTTAAAATAAAAAAAAATGGCAACAAGAGCAGCTTTAACAGCATTAATAGAAACAAACTTAGAGTCTGGAACAAGCATTACAGCAGAGGAGCACAGAGAAGTAGAGCAGGCTATTGTAGACTCTTCAGTTCCTTATAAGAGGGGTTACTTTTTATTACCTGATGTATCTGGAACAACTGGAGCATTAACAGTTGGAGGAGAGATAGCTAGTGCAACTGCATCAATTCCTTTTGCAAATATGTCCAAAGTAGCGGTAGTATTTAATACAGAAATGCCAAGTACTAATTACTATGTAAGAATATTTGTGAGAACAGAACAAAATACAGCTGCACAATTATATAGTGTTTATACTCCGTACTTTACTAATACTCTAACAACAGGATTTGATTTTTATGTTAGAGAGGTATCTAATTTAGTTCAGTCATTAATTTTTTATATAGAAGCAGTACCAGTATGAACCTATATATAGACTCAGAAAGTTTTTCAACAGCAACAACAGTTTATCTGGATAGTTTACTATCGGAGGTAGCTCCAGATGGGTACTACTCTGACAATGTAAGTTATAGGAGACAGGTTGATGGAATACTTATAGATATACTTATATGTCCTAGTATAGACACGGTATCTATAACAGGAGTCGGACAGACATTTGCCACTTTTAATGGAAACCTTATAAGTAATGGTGGAGATACTAATGCTGTTAGAGGTTTTGTATATGGAACAAGTCCTAATCCTACTACAGCTAACAGTGTAATAACAGATACTATAAGGACTCAAGGAACCTACTCACTAAACGTAACTGGATTATCTTCTGGAGCTACTTACTATGTTAAGGCATATTCAATAGTGTTTGGAAATACTATATATGGTGATGAGTTAAGCTTTACGCCAGTAGCTATAGACACTGTGTCTATAACAGAAGTTGGAGAGACTACAGCTACATTTAACGGCGATCTTATAAGCGATGGTGGAGATGTTAACGCAGTTAGAGGATTTGTTTACGGAACAAGTACAAATCCAACTACGGCTAATAGTGTAATAACAGATACAGTAACAGGTCAGGGAGACTACTCCTTAAATGCAACTGGACTAACAGCTGGAGTTACTTACTACGTTAGGGCATACACTATAGCGTTTGGAAATACTGTATATGGTGATCAGTTAAACTTTACGCTAGTAGTTATAGTTCCTTGTGATGGAACTGGTGATTCTGGAGGACTTGAATTAAAAGATCAATATGTTAACTTAAATTCAACAGGTGGCGAAATTGTATTTCTTTTTGATCCTCTTGGACAGGTTGATAAACTAGAGATTTACCATGGCTTACCACAAAATGGAGGAGTGAACAAGAAGGCTACAACTTCTCAATCGGCTATAAATACTTATACACTTGCTGTTAATACTTCAGTTGATGCAAATGTAGGTGCTGTATACACTTCTACAAGTGGAGCTTCTTACACTGTATATGCTACTAAAACTTCAGGAACAGGAACTTCACTTGTTGTTACTTGTCCTACTTTTACTACACCAATAACTGCACTTACAAAAATAAGTGGTACAGGAGACAGTTCAATAGATTTTACATCATTTACTCAAACTTATGGAGGAAATTATGGTCCATTTGATAATATATGGGGAACACTTCCTTCTAATTCATTACCAGATGATCCATGGTTACCAGTAGACCAGTTTGTAGGAACTTATAAAGGAGTTGTTCCTACAAGAGAATCTGAATATACAAGTGATACTGGATATGTTATACCATCTATGACTGTAGGAGGACGTACATATGATCAGGTTGTGTGGTGGAAGTATACTACTGCAGATTATTTAATAAACTCTGTAGCTACTATTAGAGCTACAGGAGGTTCAGACGGAACACTATGGTATTCTATTAGAGTATGTCCTTAATAAAATAAAAATATGACAAAGACACTAGTATATAACGAGGCATCAAAGGGTTGGCCGTCATTCTTTTCTTATGAACCAGAGAAGATGATCGGGATGAACAGTTACTTTTATACCTTTAAGAATGGTAACCTGTGGAGGCACAACACAAACGACGAAAGAAACAACTTCTATGATGTACATAATCACTCAAAGGTAGCTGGTGTATTCAATGTGGAGCCAAACTCTGTTAAAAACTTTAACACGTTTGTTACAAACAACGACACGCCATGGGACTGCACGTTCTATACTGACCTGTCTAAGGGAACCGCTGCGTCATCTGAGTTTATTGAGAAGGAGGGAGGATATTTTGCGTACATACGTGGAGCATCAAACAATAACGATCCTAAGCTAAGATCTAATCACGGTATTGGAGTTCCAGTGTCTGTTGTATCAACAGTGCCAGCTGCAGTTGTGGTTACATTCTCAGGAGATATAGGAAGTATTATAAGTGTAGGTAGTGATATATATGCTGGAGAGATAGAAGATCAAAAAGTAGCATCAACTAGATTTATAGGTGTTGTTACAGCAAGAACTGCTAAGTCTATAACGATAGACACCACTATTTATATTGTTGTAAATGAAGTTAACGTTTATGGTAGCATTCCACTTGTAACAGATATGGTTATATACTCCAAGAATCTACAGGCTGAGTCCTATGGACTTAGGGGTTACTACATGCAGTTTGAGTTAGAGAATCAGTCAACTAGTAGAGTACAGTTGTACAATGTGCAGTCAAGTATTTTCAAAAGTTATCCTTAAAAATTCACTACCTTTGCAGTATGTACATACGAAAGTTAGAGCATAGTGACTATGACGACATACTGTCGAAGTGGTGGAAGGACTGGAGATGGTCAGCACCTCCTAGAGATTTTCTTCCAGAGGATGCTACAGGTGGTCTAATTATATATGACGGAGAGGTTCCAGTTTGTGCTGGATTTGTCTACATGACAAACTCTAAGGTTGGATGGGTTGAGTTTATTGTATCAAATATGGAGTACAAAGACAAGGAGAATAGGAAACTGTATCTATCAACTCTTATAAGCTCACTAGGAAATATACTAAAGAACGTAGGAGCAAAGTACACGTACGTGTCTCTAAAGAACGAGAGTCTAATAAAAATATACGAAGAACTTGGATATGCAAAGGGATCCAAGGGATGTTTAGAAATGATAAAACAATTATAGAATGGCAGCAGTAACAGGATTAGCTATAGCAGCAGCAGGAACAGTAGCGTCAATAGGTATGAATCTATCGGCAGCGGCCAAGCAGTCTAAGGCTCAGTCTGCAGCAGAGCAGGCAGCTGGTGAGGCAGCCGCAAAGGCAGAGGCAGAGTATCAGAGAGAGTTTATGGGTGGTGTACAACTACCTATGGAGGCATACCAACAGGCTGGAAGAGAGGGTACTGCACAACAGATGCAGTCGCTACAGGCTTTACAGGAGGCCGACACACGTTCACTTGCAGCAGGTGTTGGTAAGGTTCAGGCAGAGGCGACTAAGGGTCAGGCTGCAATATCAGAACAGATGAGACAGGACTTATTTAGTTTAGAGGCTGCTCAAGCAAAAGAACAAATGACAAATAGGGATCAGATAGCTAAGATGAACCAAGAGCGTGCTATGGGTGCACAGTCTGCCGCAGCAGATGCAGAGGCAGCAAAGATGAGAGCTTATGGAGGAATAGCATCTAGTGTAGCTGGATTAGGAGCAATGGCACTACAGGCAGCTCCTTTGTTTAAAAAAGGAAAAGAAGATTTATCAGGAATTTCTCAAATAACACCATCTGGTTTTGCTACACAACAAGCACCTGCTCCAACTAGTGGTGTTAATATTCCTGCAACATTTGGACCAATGAACAATCCTAATATGGTTTCTGCTGTAACTGCTCCAAGAAAAACATTATCTCAGCTTCAAAATGATCAGAAAAGTTGGGCTAATGACTACAATACAAATCTATGGTTTGAACAGCAACAAAACAAAGTTTACTAAATGGAATACTACGGATATAAGGACAGAGGCGAGGCAGGTAACCCTATAGTTGACTGGGGTAAGATTGCAAGCGATCTTACAGCTAATCTAACAAAGATTGAAGAGGGTAGAGAGGCAAAGCGTAAGGAGATTGACGAGGTAACCCAGGGCTATATTGATGAGGTAGGTAAGGTTGACGTTGGTCACAGCCAGTCTATGGGCACGTTTATACAGGACTCAGCAAACTCTACCAAGCAGTACACGCTACTACAACAGAAGTTGTTGAAGCAGGGTAAGATAGATCCTAACCAGTACAAAATGAATCTTCAAAATCAGAAGGATTCCTGGACATCATTTACCAACGTAACTAAGAACTGGAATGCAAACTACGATAAGTTTGTTGATATGCAGAACAAGGGATTAGTTGGACAGCAGGCCGCTGATCAGATGGAGTTGCTTGGTAATATGCAGAACTTCCAGAATAAGAAGTCGTTCATTGATCCAGCCAGTGGTAACCTATATGTTGCTGAGTATGATAAGAATGGAAAGATAGATACCACAAAGTTTCAACCACAGAGCGCAACTGGTCTATTCAAGATAATGGGAGATATTCCTGTAAAGGTAAACGTTACTGCTGAGATTGCTAAGAATAACAAGATAGCAGAGTTCAAGAAGTCTATAGGAAATAGAACCATATCAGATCCAACCATTAGACCAGAGTACGAAAGGATGTCTGATCAGGTAGCAAATAGTATACTGTCAACAGACAGAGCAATTGGAAGTGTACTGATGGATACCGTGGGTGGATATACAACAACATATCAGCCAGACCCTAGCAAGTATTCGGCTGAAGAAAAAGCAGCCGCAAAGGCAGGTAAATTAATCGTGTACAAGAGAGACGGAACTGGTAACTATAACCCAGCGGACTTTACACCAGCTCAGATGGAAGAGGCTAAGAATGCTGTTAAGGACAACCTAAGGTCACAGCTTGGGTACGAGTCTATAGCTGACAAACCTACAGTAAGTAGAGCTGCAAGTGATAAAGGGCCTACTTGGAAGCAGATGGAGGACTGGAAAGCTAAGAAACCGCAGAAGGGAGATGTTATTCCAATAAAGGACACAGCAAATAGGATTGTTGGTGCACAGTTAGGAATACAAAATGCAATTATAAAGAGAGGTCCTGGAGTTGTAGACGAGGTAACTAAACTACAGATTAGAAACGGTAAGTTACAGATGGACTATATTACGTATAAAGGATCAGAGTCTATTACTGAAGATAACTATAGAGAGACTTCAAAAACACAAGAAAACCATACCATAGGTACAGATAACCCAGCATTCTATACAAAATTAAGATCTGCAGGATTTAATTCAGCAACTGAAGCTAGAGAGTATCTTAAGAGTCAGTCAGGATTAGTTGACTTGAGGAAGGGTGCTGCTCCTACAACTACTAAGAGTTCTTCTTATAAAATAAAAGGAAAGACTTACACATTTAAGCAATTAAGCGATATGGGATATACTGAAGAAGACGTTAAAAGTTATAAAATATAATTATGATAGACCCGCTAGGAATTAAAAAAAATGACCCATTAGGTTTAAAAAAAAAAGTAGCTTCAAAGCCTCGTTCTCAAGAGGAACTGTGGGGATCAGATTCACAACCTCAGGATCTGTACACTTCATTGGCTACAGAGCCACAGGAAGATCAGCAGGCTTCGGATGGTTTAGGTGGACCACCTAGTCCTCCTGTAAAGAAGAAACCTTCTGTACTTTTTCCAGAGACTCCTATGGGACGTCCTGCTGCCTCTGTTATGTACGAAGCTAAGCAGCCCGTAATAGTTGAATCTACACCATTTGAAGAAAAACCTAAGAAGTACTACAGGATAGTTTCTGACGAGAAGAAGGCGGTTGAACAACAGATATCTGACCTTGAACAAAGAAACGCCAGACTAGGAAGAACACCTGAGTCCTTAACCACAGAAGGTACATATCAGGCACTACAAAAACAGAAGGCTCAGCTTGATCAAGAGTTCGAGCCAGCTCAGACAGCTATAAAACAAGTACAAAGACAGGCTGCAGAATACTTTAATGCACCATTTGAGAGACTTGTTTACGGGGCTACAGATGGAAAGTACTCATACTTCACTACTGACATAATAAATCTAAATAAAGACGTAGAGGATAAACTTATAGATAGATTTGACGATGCTCCAGAAGAGACTAAGATAAAGTGGTATAAGGGAGGTCTTCCTGTTGAGGCTAAGGAGGAAATAATAAATTCAGCAAAGAACGAGGTTCTTACTGATAATTATAATGTATTAAAGAAGGATGCAGACAACTACATAAAAAATGTAAAGGACAATCCAAGTATTCCACTTGAAGAGAAGTTAAAATTTCAGAAGGAGTTTAAAGAAAGATCTGAAGGATTTAATGCTCAGCTAGCTTTAGACTACTCTGGTAAATTATTGAAGAACAACTTTAAGATAACAGATACAAACAGGAATATTGATGAGGCAATACCTAATAGCAAGTACGAGGGGTTTATACCAGATGTAGTAGACTTATTATCTACTTTTGCAGAAGGAACAATTCAGGTTGCTGCTAAGGCACGGACTTTTATACCGAGTTTTGCTTTAATGGGAGCAGAAAAATTTAATCAGCTTACTGGAATATCTAGGCCAGAGGACTACACGCCTATAGAAGCTACAATGGACCTTATAAATGACACGACAAATCTTAACTTTCTTCCTAGCTCTCAGACAGAGAGGGGTAATATTGTAGTTGACGGAGAGTTTAATCCAAGTTTATATAGTGCAGGAAAAACAATTGCAAAGACACTTCCGTTTACATTAAAGATAATGAGTGATGTAAAGAAGGGAAGGCTAGAGGGAACCCCTCAGTCTATGATAGCTCAGTTAATAAACCCTAAGTACAGTAAGGACTTTGCAGATAAGTTAAGGGTTGTTGAGACAGCGTACAAGGTTACTCTTGCAGATAACTATAGAGATGCTAAAGACATGGGTATGGACGACTCAAAAGCCTTTCTTTATGCAAATGTTTTATCATTGGCCGAGGGTGTGTCTGAGAATATAATGCCTGACTATAAGTATCTTGACTCATTGACAGGGGCGTCATTAAAGGCTGCCTTCAAGGGAGGATTAAAGCAGGCTGTAACAAAGCAGGCTGCAAAGAATGTAACAAAGGACTTCTTTAAAAACATAGCATTGGAATTAGGAGAAGAAGAGGTTGTATTAGCAACTGAAGACGCACTTAAGTACTCACTACTATTAAATCATAAGAACTCTGAGTTCTTTAATATGGGTAGACAGAAAGAGCTGGTTGCAACAACCGCACTATTATCTGGAGCATTAGGTGGTGCTTCTATAAATAAAAAGTTCAAGCAGAACAAGACAGACTTATATAATACCATACACAATAATATATACGACCTACAGGACGCATTCCTTGATGAGATAGACTCTCCATTAAATGACCAGAAGGCTAAGGAGGCCCTTATAACTGCGTACAAGTTTGCTAACGATGTTTCCGCTGCAGTGTCTAACGCTCCAGAGAATGTGACCGCTGATCAGATAGACTTGCTAGTTCAAAAGAAAAATTTAGAAGAAAAAAAGAAGAACATAGACACAGCATTTCATCCAGATATAAACGAGGAGATCGCTGGTATAGACGCTAAGATTAGAGAGTTGGCTAAGATGCCAGCTGCAGTAGAAGAGGTAGAAGTTGTTAAGCCTACAGAAGAACAAATATTAAAAGATATTTCTGAAGGTAATCTAGCTACATTTACATATAAAAACAAAAACGAAGTTCCTGATGCATTTAAAGATAAAATATCTAGTGAAGGAGAAGTTAATGGAGAAAAATTTGTAAGAGTTACAGTAGCAAAATCATTAGCAGATTATGAGTTGTCAAAAGCAGCAAAACCTGCAGTAGAAGAGGTTGCTCCTACAGTAGAAGAGGTTGCTACTACTGAAGTTGCAGTAAAACCATCAGGACAGAAGGTTACTGACATTATAAACAGACCTGCCACGCTTGAGTCACAGGCTGGTGTTAGGCTAGAGACTCCTATAGAGGGTGACGTTTACCAGGAGGGTCAGAGGGTTATATTTGAGGACAAGAACAAGAAGACTTACGACCTTGGAAATATCGATGAGGTATCCGATAAGACTGTAGAGGAACTAGGAATTAAGCCACAGGAGGAGATGGTTAGTCTTACTCCAGAGGGCAAGATCAAGGTGGGTGGTAACGAGTGGAACATGCAGTCAGAGTTACCAAACTATGGTATCGAGTACGACAAGGACGGAAATGTTAAGGCTGTATCCCTGAAGGATGACGCTGGAAAGACCGTAATGTACGAGGGCCAGGTTGCGGAAGACGCTGCCTATCAGGTACTTCTAAAGCAGACAGAGACACCAGAACAGAGACAAGCTATAAACGAAATATTAGAAAACGA